GATTAACGAAAGACTTATAGATACAGAGGTTGCAGCAGCAGGAAACGGTGGAGCAGGAACTGGAAACCAAGAAGAAGGTTTAATCCTACATCTAGATGCTAATGACGTTGATTCTTATGATGGCGATGGTTCTGTTTGGTACGATATAACTAACTACGAATATAAACCTGCTATAAATGTAAGTGAGCATTTTAATACAGTACTATATAACGGTACAGGAAGTTCGGTTACAGTTGATGCAGGTTTTGCTCCTGATTTAGTATGGTTAAAAAGAAGAGATAGCGGTAATGATAACTACACTTTAGTCGATACTGTTAGAGGTGCTAACTCTAGGATTTTTAGTACTATAACTGATGGTGAACTTACTAATGGTAATTTTTCATTTAATTCAGATGGAACGTTTAACACTAACGCAGTATCTTCGCAATCAAAATTAGGTGCTAATCACGTTGCTTGGTGTTTTAAAGCAGGTGGTGCAGCAGTATCTAATACAGATGGTGCTACAACATCGCAAGTGAGCGCAAATCAAGATTTAGGGTTTAGTATTGTAAAACATACGGGAACATCTTCTACCACATCAATAGGACACGGCTTAGGTATTGCGCCCGAACTTATTATTACAAAAAACACAACTGATAGTTCTAATTGGAGTGTTAGCGGTAGCGTAGGCAATTTAGTCTATGGAACTAATAAGATACAATTGAACACAACTGCTGCTGCTACTAATGACTATAATGAAGTATTATCAGCTAATGGCACAACTTTTACGGCTGGTGGAAGTGGGGAAACTAACGGTAGTGGGGACTCTATTATACACTACTGCTTTGCTTCTAAAAGAGGTGTAAGTAAAGTAGGGAGTTATGAAGGTTCAGGTGCAGCAGGGAATAAAGTCTATACAGGTTTTGAACCTGCTTTTGTGATGGTTAAGGCTACTAATTTTACGGAAAATTGGATAATTTACGACAACAAAAGAAGCACGGATAACCCTAGAAATGAAATACTATTGCCTAATTCTGATTTAGCGGAATTAAGTTCAACTAATTATAACATAGATTTTGACGGTGATGGATTTACGATAAATTCATTACAAAATTTTGTAAATAGAAATGGCATAAATTACATCTACTACGCAGTAGCTAAAAACACTAACGAAACAAGCTTAATACCAGATACTAATTTAGAACTACATTTAGATGCAGGAACTTACAGTGGTTCTGGAAACTGGTTAGACTCTAGCGGTAACGGAAACAATGGTACTATAACAGGTGCTACTTGGGAGCAGGAGTTAGGTAATTCTTTTGATTTTGATGGTAGTAATGATATTATTAAAAATAGCTCTTTAGCTACTGCATTTAGAAGTCAAACTACACTTTCTATCGAGGCTTGGTTTAAAACTTCAGCAGGTACTGCAAGGCTAACCATTGCTTCCTTTTCTGCTACTGGAGACGCTACTACTGACTTATGGCTTGGTTTTTATGCCAGTACAAATACGTTGGCTTTTAGAAACACCAACGATGGTGCTAATGTTTTTGATTGTCGTGATATCGGCGGTTCAAATTTAAGAGATGGAAACTGGCATCACGTTGTTTTTACTGCTGATTCAGGAGGCACGCATATATATGTAGATGGAGACGAAATTACAGGTTATTCTTTTAATTATGGTTCTGCTTCTACAAATATAGTAATGCCAACAGACTTAAATCAATTTAGTATTGGTGGTAATACAGATAGCGGTGGAGACCAATGGTTTATGAATGGTCAAATAGGTCAAGTAAGAGTTTACGATGCAGCCCTAACAGCAGCACAGGTAAGACAAAACTTTAACTTTACTAAGAATAACTATTCTAATGGGTATAATGGGACTATAAACGGTGCTACTTGGAATTCTGCAGGATATTTTCAGTTTGATGGTAGTAACGATGAAATAGACTTAACAGCAGTACAACCTTATAGCAGCCAATCAAACCAAACGAACAGTATTAAGTCAATTACAGGATGGGTTAAGTTAGACACAGGAACTAGAGCTATGCTTTATACAATATCTTCAATTAATAGCTCAAACGATTATTTTAGTTGTCAAATTAGAAATGATAGTAATGGAGTTTATATGCAAGGTAGAGATGGAGGTTCAACAAATCAATTTACAGACAAAGCAACAAACTCAGCTCCAGATTCTAATTGGCATCACTATGTATTTCAAATAGACGGAGATGAGAGAGAGATATATATTGACGGAGTAAAAAGAACCCTAACAAAAGATAATAGAGGTACAGCAACAGATAGTAGTTGGATTTCTTACCCTAGTTATTTATCATCTGTAAAACATAGAGTCCAAAAAGGTAGAGAGAGTTCAGCTTATTATGGTACTGGTAAAATTAGTAAAGTCAAACATTACACTAGACCGTTAACACAAGCAGAAATAACAGCTCTATATAACGAAGGAGAATAATGATACAAGATTTAAAAATATATGCATTGAGTTTATTTAGCCTTTTAACAGGGTTTAGTGATATTAATCCTGCACTACAATTTATTGTATTAGTGCTAACGATAATATATACATCAATTAACATACATAAAACTAATAAAAAGTGAAGAAGAGAGATTTAATTCATTACTGTGGAGCAGCGGGTATTTTTATAATGGTAGTATTATTATTGTTATATTTAGCTAATAATTCAATTCCTGCCGAGAATAAAGATATATTTGTATCTATTACAGGAATGATAGTTGGTAGTTTATCTGTAGTTATATATGCTATTATAGGGCGTAATCCAGATGAAGTAGCACAATTACAATCTAAAGTAGAGTCTCAGCAAAAGCATATAGATATGCTAGTAGAACAGAAAGATGCCTACGAAAAGCAAATGATAACTTTGCAATCTGACATTATAGATAAATTATCTTTAGCAGGTACAGTAGCTTTTGATTCTATATTTGATTTAAAAAACAAAAAATAAAATGAAATATTTTGATATATCCGAATTTGATTCCCCAGATGAAGTTGGTAGTGGTTCTCGTATGCAGCCTTCTACTTTACAAATGCTCGACAATGCACGTGAAATTGCAGGGATTCCCTTTAAAATCAACTCGGGATTCAGAACAAAGTCTCATAATGCGTATATCGGAGGAGCTAAATTATCATCACACTTGTATGGATATGCGGTTGACATCCATTGTACCGATTCAAGAAGAAGAGCAATCATACTTAATGCACTCCGTGAGGTCGGATTTACAAGATTCGGAGTTGCAGACACCTTCATACATACAGATAACGACCCCGATAAAGACCAGAATGTTTTGTGGCTCTATTAGTTGTACTGCGGGTAACACTTTAGAATATGAGTAAAAAGAAGTTTAAAGATACTAAGGTAGGTCAATTTCTTCTTGAAAAGATTCCAGATGTTGTTGGGTCTTTAGCAGGAGATACACCAGTAGGAAACGTTATAAGAACTTTAATAGGTGGTTCTGAATTAAGTGAAGCAGATAAACAAATAGCACTTAAAAAACTAGAACAAGAAATACACGAGTTTGACGGAATAACTAAAAGATGGGTTGCAGATTCATCTTCAAATAGTTGGTTAGCGCAAAATGTAAGACCACTTACTCTAGTATTTTTAACAATAGCTTTTGTGACAGGATGGGCATATCAATTAGAAGAGTTGCAAGTAGTAAAAGAATTATTAACAATAGTCTTTATAGGGTACTTTGGTTCACGAGGTGCTGAAAAGATTATGGGTAACAATAAACACAAATGACAAAAAGATACTTCAAAAGGTACTTTGTAAGACCGATTCGTTAATAAATTAAATATTTATTTTATTGATTTTGTCAAAAAAAAAGTCGAAATTTACGGAAAGGTTTATGAATATAAAAACAATATGAAAGAAGATATAAAGGAAACGGCAAGAAGAATAGCTACTGATTTTGCTAAAAGTATTAAAGAAAGAACAGATGAACTTTTAAAATTAGATTGTAATCTTTATACAAATCTAGGTTCAGATTCAACAGAAGAAGAAAAAAAAGAAGTAAAAAAAAATTCTAAATTTATTTACCAATCAATAAAAGGAATTGATGAAACAACAGGAAAACTTTTACTTGTTGCATTAGATAAATAAAAAATGGGTAAATCTAAAAAGCCTACTAGAAGTAAACTTATTAAAAAACTTGATGTAGTATTTAGTCAATGGGTACGTTTAAGTAATTCAGATAGTAAAGGAAACTGTACTTGTGTTACTTGTGGTAAAGTAGGACATTGGAAAACAGGAGGTATTCAAGCAGGGCATTTTATGAGTAGAAAACATTACTCTACTAGATGGGATGAAAGAAATGTAAAACCTCAATGTGTAGGTTGTAATATGTTTAAAGCAGGAGAACAATATAAATACAGTTTATATCTTGGTAATAACTTATCAGAAGAACTACATTTAAAAAGTCAAGAAATATGTAAATTTACATCAGTTGAATTAGAAGAAATGATTCTTCATTATAGCTCTTTAGTAAAGAAACTTTCTTAATTCTCTTATCATAATTGTTTGTTCATAAGAAGGGTTACATTAATTTGTAGCCCTTTTTTGATTATATTCAAAATTATTTTATATATTTGCGTATAACTTTTAAACAAATGATATGAGTAAACAAATTTCAATTAACGAAAAGCTGTTTAATTTACAGCAAGAAATCGGAACTATTAGCAAAGATGCTAAGAACCCTTTTTACAAGTCGAAGTATTTCGACATTAATTCACTAATTAACCAACTTCAGCCCCTCTTAAAGAAACATAGGCTACTGTTATTACAACCTATAGAGGACGATTTAGTTTATTCTAAATTAATATGTATTGACGGAACAGGAGGGGTTTTAAGTGGTTTAAAGTTACCAGAGTTAAATGACCCACAGAAACTAGGTAGTGCTATAACTTATTACAGACGCTATACACTAGCAAGTTTATTAGGACTACAAGCTGTTGATGACGATGCAAACCTTAGTAGTGGTAAAGTAGATTCAGAAGTAGAAAAGAAGTGGTTAAACACTAACACACCAGAGTACACTAAAGCAATAGAGTATTTACAAGGTGGTGGTAGCTTAGATGCTATTAAGACAAAATACAAGGTATCTAAAAAAATTGCAGATGAACTTGCAAAACTGTAAAATAAAAAGAGTATATTTAATAACTAATTATAAACAATTTAAAGTAAAAATTTATGGCAAACACAACAGCAATTTTATCGGGTTCAATAGACTTGGAATCGATAGACAAAAGTAAACTAGCAAAAGGTAAGTACTTAAACTTTGATATTCTTTTAAGTGACGAAAGTAAGTACGGAAACAATGGATGGATTGTACAGTCTCAAACAAAAGAAGAAAGGGAAGCAAAGACTCCTAAGACATCTTTAGGTAATGGAGGTGTAAGATGGATAAACCCAGACTCAACTATTGTAGTAGCTGAAAAAGATACCGAAGTAACAAACAAGGTACAAAACGAGGCAAGAGAAGTAGACTTGCCATTTTAATTCAATAGGGGGCTAACAACCCCCTTTTTTTATACAAACATATATGAGACCATTAAAATTAAGTAAAAATGATGAGATGCCAGCTGACTTTTGGAACTATAAAGTAAATCCAATAGTAGGTTTTTATTTAGAACCACAACACAAAAACAGCGAAAAGAAGTATGGTTTAACACCAATTACAGTAGAACAATGATAGCAAGAGCAAGTGATATTGAAAAGAGAATACTAGACGTAAAATACGGAAGAGTAAAGGAAGGGCTTAAAATGGATATACCCGAAATTGACGAGTATATAAGATTTAAGCATTCTTCTTTTAATTTATTAATAGGACACGCAAACGTAGGTAAGACGACTGTTATGAGCTATTTATTTACTGTATGGGCTATAAAACACAAGTTAAAGTTTTTAATATGGAGTAGTGAAAATACACCACAAAGTATTGTAAGAAAAATAATAGAGTTTAAAATGGGTAAGGCTATTCAAATAGCTACTGATACAGAAATAAATAAAGCAGTTAAATGGTGCGACATACATTTTAAAGTAATTGACGTAGAAGATTTGATTACATATAAAGAACTTTTAAAACAGGCGTCAGAAATTAAAGATGCTTGGGATTATGATTGTTTCTTAGTTGACCCGTATAACTCACTTAAAAAAGATGCACAACTATTAAGACAGGTTGGAGGGCACGAATATGATTACCAGGTAGCTTCCGAATTTAGATTGTTTGCTAAAAAAAGAGAAATAGCATTATATTTAAATTGTCACGGAGTAACAGATGCTTTAAGAAGAACCCATCCAAGTGGACACGAATACGAATTTTTACCACAACCTTTAGGATTAGCAGGAGTTGAAGGAGGCGGTAAATGGGGAAACCGAGCCGACGATGTGTATTCTATTATGCGTTACACTTCTCATCCTAGTGAATGGATGTTTTCACACCTACACGTTTTGAAGGTTAAAGAAACAGAAACTGGAGGTAGATGCACACCGTTTGAGCAACCTGTTAAATTAAGAATGACTAAAAATAATGTAGGTTTTGAATTTTTAGGAAAAGATATAATTCATAGTAAAAAAAGCGATATAAACGAAATACTTAAATTTTAAAATATGGTAACAACAATAGTATTATTAATAGCATTAGCATTAGTTTTTTTCCTTATAGGTCAGTTAATTGATGCTGAGATAGTAATTTCTCCTTTCATTGGTCTTGTTTTCGGTGCTTTGTATTCTGTACAGAATTATGAAGAAATAGGAGAAAACTATAAAGAACATACCTTACAATGCTGTATAGGTTTTATTAGTCTTACTGTTGTATGGTTAGAGGAGTAGACTGGTTAAATATAGTTGCTGCACAACACAAAGACTGGATTAAAATAGTAGAGGGTTTTGGGGAACGTAATTATCAAGAAGATATTGTACAAGAAGCATATATTAATTTAGTAAAGTATGCAGAACCTTACAGAATTATCAAAGATGGCAAAATAGTAAGAGGGTATATGTATTTTACTTTAAGAAATATTTGGTTGCAGTATCTTAGGTCAAAAAAGAAGATTACTAAAATTAGTATAGATGATGAAGAAAATTTATATCAATTACCACAAGTAGACAACTTAGAAGAACAAGAAGCGTTCTATAAAATTTGTAAAGCTATTGATGATATTTCAGACGATTGGGATTGGTACGACAGAAAGTTATTTAAACTATATAGAGATACAGATTTAAGTATTAGGAAAATAGCTAAAGAAACTAATATAAGTTGGGTATCTATATTTAACACGTTAAAGAATTGTAAGAACGAAATAAAAGAAAAGTTAAACGAAGATTACGAAGATTATAAAAACGAGGACTATGACAGAATTTAAAGGAGACAAAAGAAGCAAAGCCTATAAGGAATGGAAAAAGAACCACGAGAAAGCAAGTAGTGGTTTAGGAGATACTGTAGAGAAAATAACTAAAGCTACAGGAATTAAGAAGGCAGTAAAGTTTTTAGCAGGAGAAGATTGTGGATGTGATGCAAGACAAGAGAAATTAAATTCTTTGTTTTCATATCAAAAACCAAACTGTTTAACTGAATATGAGTTTAATTATTTACAGCCATTAATAGGAAAACTTAATACAGTAAACCCTACACAACAAAAAGAGTTGTTAGATATCTACAATAGAGTATTTAATGACAATAGAACTTTAACTGGTTGCAGTACCTGTTTTTTAAATGGAGTATGGAAAAAGTTAGAAGCGGTTTTTAACGAATATAAATAATTGAAGGAATTAGATTTATTTAAGTATTTAGAAGATTGCTGCTATAATGATTTGGTTAAGGCAAAAAATCAGTTAAGTCGCTGGGATTGTTATTCTCAAAAAAGTAAACATAGAATAGAATTAAAATGTAGAAGCAAACATTACGACACTCTTCTTATAGAAAAAAAGAAGTTTGATGCTATGATTAATGAATGTAAGGATAGGGAGGATATTCCTATTTATATTAATTCTACTCCACAGGGTATATTCAGATTTAATTTATATATTGTAAAACCAAAATGGGAAATACAATATCACAACAGAACAACACAATTTAATTCAACAGGTAAAATACCTAAAGAGATAGCAATGTTATCAGTTAAAGACGCAGAAATATTATGACATCAAGAGAATCAATGTACAGAAAGTTTGAGGTTCTGGAGGACATAGAACTATCAAGTAATCTTTTAACAATACAGTCAAACGTGTTGGAATGGTGCAAAGCAAAACCCGACAACGATAAGTTAAATGAGGTTAGGGATGCAATAGTAAAGGTTAGCCTTATTGTAAATAAGATGCAATTAGAAAAAGGTAACTACCATTTAGCACTTGAACAGTACAGGCACGATGCAATAAGAGCAGTAGAACGTGCAAGGAAAGCAGAATCTGAGATTGAAGAAATGAAAAAGCAATTAGATATTTATAGACGTAAAGAAGATTTAGGATTATGAGTGATTCAGTAACAAAGTATTTTGAAAGGTATACAACAAATCACACAATGGAAGTAAAGACTGATAGGATAGTAGAAGACGTTGTAAAGAGTTTTAAGCAACGAAGTCAAGTAGGAATAGATAAATACAACACAACGTTAGAAGATTCATCAGAAGGGTTCTTATCGTTCTTAAATCATCTACAGGAGGAGTTAATGGATGCAACCTTATATATTGAGAAACTAAAACAAATAAATAAAAAACAATGAAAGAAACGACACTAATAAAAATGCGTAATGATGTTAGAATTTTACAACAAGCAGTAGTAGTTTGTTTAAAGAAAATAGAAGCATTAGAAGAGAAATCAAAAAAGAAAACAAAAAAAAATGTTAATAAATAGTTCATATGTAAAAAGTATTTTGTAGATTAGCATTATAATTAAAAACAAACAATTATGAGCTATACAGATTTTATTTATTCGCAGTACACAATGCAGGAACTTTTAGACATTGTGGCAAAAAACAAATATTACGGAGATTATTTAGATTCACACGCTAAACGATGTAGATTAGAAATAATTAAAAGACACCACGAAGAACAAGAAATAATACAATTATGATAACACTATTAAACGGAGAACATTGGAACGAGTCTGAGATTCTCACACAAATGTACGATGATAATTTCTATTACGGACACTTAGGTAAACACGCTTTAAGTAGTAGTAGTTTAAAAATGATTCTTAAAAGTCCAAAGACGTATAAGTATGTGACAAAGTACGGAGACCCTAACTCAGATAGTCCTGCACTAGCAATGGGCAAACTAATTCATTGGATGATATTAGAACCACATAAAATAGACAAACTTAAATTTATTGAATCGTCTACAAAAGGTACTAAGGTTTATAAAGAAGCTAAAGCAATGCACGGAGAAGTATTCCTTAATAAAGAACGTAGTGCAGCAGAAAGGGTAACGGATGCAGTTCTAAGAAATGAACAAGCGTTAAGATTCCTAAACAAAGCAGAGTTTGAAGTACCAGCTGTAGAAATGATAGAAGGACTACCTTTTAGAGCAAAGGCAGATATTATACAGGGTAATACTGTTATTGACATTAAAACCACAGCAGACCTAAATTCATTTAAATATAGTGCAGACAAGTACGGTTACGACCTACAAGCATACCTATACACTAAGATGTTTAAAGCAGATGACTTTAAATTTTTAGTAGTAGACAAGGGAAGTTTAGACATTGGTATATTTGAAACAACAGAAGATTTCTTAGCAAAAGGAAAAGCAAAGTTTGACTTAGCAGTAGAAACATATAAATACTTTTTTGAAGAGGACAACGATTTGGACCAGTATGTAATGAGAGCAATATTATAAACGATAACTATTATGAGATTATTTGAGGACGATTGGGGTGTAGATGAAAGCCCAGTAGACAATACAGAAATAACAACGACAATATTATATTTTAGTACTGATGAGTTAAAGGAATTTAAAAAACTTTCAAAGGTTGGTATTAAAAAGGAATTTGGTCAGGAGTTTCAACAAAAGGGAAACCTTTCAGATTTTTTATTAAAAATATTAAGAGAACGCTATGAAAATTATTAGAATAAAAAGAAAGCTTAATGAAAAAAAAGCGGCTAAATTAAAAAGTAAATTTCTTACAGAAAAAAATTACGATACAGTAATAACAGAAAGCTGTGATGGATTTGACGCTAACACTGGTGAGCTTTTATTTAGGTTTAGAAAAAAGGCTATACCTATGGATGTTTTAAAGAGTGGTTACAATGCCTTTAAGGATTCAATATCCTTAAATGCTGGACGTGGTATTGCTGCGGGTGGTTATCATAAACAAATAAGAAAGGATGGAACAGTAGGTAAGTTTGATGTTTCCCCAAAGGTTGAGAGTGGTAACGTAGGCTTTATGGATGCAAGACCTGGTAGCGGAACGGTTGCGGTTTGTAGGAAGACAGCATTCGCAAAAGAACATTTTGACAAGTATCAGGCAGGTATTCCATTTGTTAAATATATAGATAAGATGTATAGTGAGCTATGTCCTGAGCATTACAACAGACAAAAGGCAATAGCACTTGGTACAAATAAAAACTATGTTATAGGAGATACTAGCTTCACAACTGTAACAGTAAATAAAAATTTCAGAACTGCCGTTCATCAGGACTCAGGAGACTTTAAAGATGGTTTTGGAAATTTAATAACATACCGAGAGGGTAAATATGATGGGGGGTATTTTGTTCTTCCTGAATATGGGGTTGCTATTGATATGCAAAACCAAGACATCTTATTTGTGGATGTACATAAATGGCACGGTAATACAGAATATGTAAATTGTAGTGAGGACTGGTTAAGAATTTCTTTCGTTCTTTATTACAGAGAATATATGTATAAATGCAAATCCCCTTCAGAAGAATTAGAACGTATTAAAATGGACCAAACAGGCTACCTTAAACTTTAAGATATGGATTATATAATAGCTATACCGAGTTATAAAAGACCGGAGACAATTAAAACTAAAACACTTTCCCTTTTAAATGCTCACAATATACCAAAGGATAAGATAACTATATTTGTTGCCGATAAAGATGAGTATAATCAATATGAGAAATCCCTAAACAAAGAATACAGGATGGTTGTAGGAGTACCCACAATAGGTGAGCAAAGAAACTTCATTGAGTCTTACTATGATGAAGGCACAAGGCTTGTTATGTTAGATGATGATTTGGAAGGTATATATATAAAGAATGAAAACTCACTAACACCAATATCTGACCTTGAAAATGATTTTATTGTAAAGGGATTTAAAGCCTGTGAAGAAACTGGGGCTAAATGTTTTGGTCTTTATGCAGCATCAAATCCCTACTTTATGCTACACAGGACATATACAAAGCTATCCTATATAATTGGTTGTGCGTTTGGAGTAATAGTTCAGCACGATGATTTTTTAAAAAGGATAACAAATCACGGGGAGGATTACGAGTACAGTATAAGACAATATATAAAAAACAAAAAGCTTGTTAGGTTTGATGATATTACCTGTAAAAGTAAATTCTTTACTGAGGAGGGCGGTTTACAAACCATACGAACAAAAGAGTACATATATGATTCAATAAAATGGATACAGGATAAGTTTCCAGATTACTGTACAATGTATATAAGGAAAACAACTGGAAATGCAGAGTTAAGATTAAAGGATAAAATAAAAAACAGAAATCAGGCAAAGTTATTTTAATTTAATATATTTACAAAAAACAAACAAATGGAGAATTTTAATAAACAACAGTACGAGTTATTTTTTGGGGGTTCAGTATCTAAATATTTTAACGGACATTTAGACCTTTACATAGGAGATAAAGACTTTATATTTGCGGATAAGGGAACTGACCTTATTCCAGGAGTAAATATGACAGCCGAAATTAAAACAGTTGGAATTAAGGGGTTTGACGGTAAAAAGCTGACATTAAATCAGGCTCGTGAATATTCATCTACAGTAGGATTGATAGATAACCTTGGTAGAACAATGGTAAGCTACCTTTTCGAGTATCACAAGGAGGTTAAAAAACCCTATGTTATAGTAACACCTTTTATCAGGGATAATGGAACTCAAAAAAGGGCTGTTGATTATTTGGATTTAAATAGGTCAATTATGCTTTATGTAGATATTAATGACCAGTTTTGCAAATGGATTAGCGGAGATAGATACGTAGGAGTCAAACCCAAAAACCCATTAGTAACAGTTTAAATGTACGAGGAATTAATTGAAAGGTATTATAGAATAAGTATAATAGACTACAATGATGGTGTCACTATAGATGAACTAAGGGGAGCAATACAATTATTTGAGGATTTAGAAGAATACGAAGCCTGTGCAGGAATATTAAAAGCAATAAAAGAATTAGAATAAACAATGTTAGAAAAGATAAAAAAATTAGTTGAATTAGAAACAAAGATAGAAGATATCTCAACAAAATCAAGAAAACCAGACAATGTAAATGCTAGGGTAATTTACTTTTATTTAGCAAGAACCCACACCTCAAAATCATTTGAGCAAATTGCTAGATTAGTAAACAGAGACCATTCAACAGGAGTTCACTCAATGAAAATATACGATGCCTGGAGAGACCTACCTAAATATTATACAGCGGAATTGTCAAAGTTACACGAGATAGAAAACCTTTTAGCAGATACAAAAAAGGAGGATATAAAACCATTGGATTTGCACGATATGTTTAAGGTAAGAAATACTATACTGGAAAAAGAAATAACTGAACTAAGATTAGAAATAAAAAACCTTGAAGGAAGATTAAAACATTTAAAAAGATTCGAACCAATTTTATAGATTATGATGGGAAGTATATTATTATTATTTTTATTAGGATGGGCAATTACTATTGCAGCAGTTTGGGTTTGGTTTGAAGATTACAACAATAGGAAGGACCAAGACCTTTAACATATTGAGTAAAAATTCATTGTATAAGTAAATCATTAATGAAATTATTTGATTATGGATAAAAGAAAATTTAACGGTGGAAATAAGAACGCAGGAAGAAAACCTAAATCAGAAGAGGTTGCACTTATTGAAAAACTAACACCACTTGAGCCATTGGCATTTTCTGCCTTAATGAAGGGTTTAGAAAATGGAGACTTCAAATATGTACAGTTGTTTTATAACTACTATGCAGGTAAACCTAGAGAAACCAAAGACATTACAATAAACGAGGACCTACCATTGTTTATAGATTAGTATGCAGGTAAAGAAAACCGAAGCATTAACTAAGTTAAGGAAACTTAATAGTAGAACTAAAATAATACGAGGAGGAACGAGTGCAGGTAAAACTATCTGCATTCTCCTTGTGTTAATAGATTACGCTATAAGAAATGAGGGTAAAGAAATAAGTGTAGTATCTGAATCAATACCCCATCTGCGTAGAGGTGCTTTTAAAGACTTCTGTGGTATCTTAAAGGGAATGAATAGATATAGGGATAGTCAACTAAATAAGTCTACCTTAAAATACACGTTTACTAATGGTAGTTATATAGAGTTTTTCAGTACAGACCAACCTGATAAACTGCGTGGAGCAAGAAGGACAGACTTATATATTAACGAGTGTAACAATATTCCTTTTGATGCCTATCAGCAATTAGTAGTTAGAACGTCTGGGAATATATGGCTAGACTACAATCCATCTGCTTTGTTTTGGGTGGATAGAGAATTAATAGGAAAAGAAGATACAGATTTTATAACACTTACCTACAAAGATAATGATTCACTTCCCAAAAGTATTGTAACTGAAATAGAGAAAGCTAAAGAGAAAGCAAAGACCTCAACGTACTGGGCTAATTGGTGGAGAGTCTATGGACTTGGAGAAGTAGGAAGTTTAGAGGGTGCTTGTATTCCTGATTGGAAAGAGATTGATACAGTACCAACAGAAGCAAGATTATTAGGTTACGGAATGGACTTTGGTTATAGTGTTGACCCGACAACGTTAATAGCATTATATAAGTGGAACGATTCTTATATATATGATGAGGTGCTTTATAAGAAGGGAATGCTTAACAGAGATATTAGCAGATTTTTAGAAGAAAACGATATAAGGGAAAGTATAACCGCTGACTCAGCAGAACCTAAATCGATAGCAGAATTACAAGGTTACGGACATAATATACACGGGGTAAGTAAAGGAAGGGATTCAGTAGTATATGGAATCAACTTAATGAATCAAAACGAGATATATGTTACAAGCCGTTCTAAGAACCTTAAAAGAGAATTAGGTGGTTATATATGGGCAACTGATAAAGAGGGTAACAAAACACAAAAACCAAGTGGTCTACATCCCGATTGCATTGATGCTGCTAGGTATGTTTTAACAGACCAATTACAGAACCCGAATAAAGGTAAATATTTTATTTATTAATTTTTTGTTAATAAATTGTTGGTATATCAAAAATAAGTTTTATATTTGAATCAACAAACAAATTATTATGAAGCGTTACAAACAAAATTTAAGAGTAGAATCAAATAAGGTTTACAGTTACAATACTCACGTTGCAACTATAAATGGAGTTAACCTTAATCAGTTAGGTTGGTGGAGTGTAACAACTCAAAAACATATTAACTATGTAGCAAGTGAACTTGGGTTAAACCTTATAAAAAACAAATAATATGAGAACTATATTTAAAAACGAGGGTTATTTTCTAGAGTATATGGTTGAAGGTAATTTTATTGGTAGCACCCGTATAGACGAACCAGACAGGGAAGAGGTAGGCTATTACGGTAGAATAGATGCCATTGCAAACGAGGATATAAAATTAGGTAAAAAAACAATTAAAAAGGGAACTAAATACTACACTAGAATGTATCCCCTTTGCGGAAAAAAAATTTAATATGAGTTACATAGAAAGAGAATACGATGAATATTTAGAAAGACAAGATTTAATTAACGAATGTGCTTTTTGTCTTAAAAGTTGCAAGGAGGAATTTTGCAATCAAGAATGTGAGTTAAATTATGCAATCAATTAAAACAATTATTATGAGTGATATTAGAGAAAGTTACGAGTACAAATTAGTAAAGCAATTAACAGCAAAAGAAAACAGAATAAAGGTTAGAAATACTATACTTCAGGGTCTTTTATTCTCATTAGTATGCTGTATTTCATTTAATATATTTTTAAAAGTATTTTTATGGGTGTTGACATATTAGAAACTTGGCAGATATATAAGGCTTGTTGGAATAAGAAGTTCTATGTAATACAAAAACCTATGGGGGTTGGAATCAAAAAAGGTGGGTACGATGTACAATTAATAATGGATATGCAAGGGCAATTAGTATTAGGTAAAGATTCTTACAAACAGAATAGCCAAGAGTTAGAAGATAAGATTACAGAGATGTACACTTATATGTACAAAAGATTTATAGAGTAAGTTTAGATTAAGTTTAGATTAATTTTGTTTTTGAAAGGGTTGCAGAGATGTAGCCCTTTTTTTGTATTATACAATTAACTGTTTTATTCATTGTATATATATGAAGATTGAAATAAGCGTACCATCAAAACTTAGTGAAATAACACTAGAGAAATATCAGAAGTTTGCTAAACTAAATACAGAGCAAAACGAAGATAGCAGTTTTATGATGCACAAGACGGTAGAGATATTTTGTGGTCTTGAATTAAAAGACATAGCAAAGATAAAATACAAATACGTTAAAGACATTTTAAGCGACTTAGATAAACTATTTTCAGTTAAACACAACCTAATACCAACGTTTAAATTGAATGGCTTAGAATACGGATTTATACCAGTTCTTGACGATATGAGTTTAGGAGAGTATATTGACTTAGACGAAAACTTTTCAGATTGGGATAAGATGCACAAAGCAATGAGTGTATTATACAGACCAATAACGTTAAAAAAAGATAATAGGTATCAGATAGAAGAATACAAGGGATTAAATGAAGACCTAAAGAAAATGCCTTTAAATGTTGTAATGGGTTCTATGGTTTTTTTTTGGAATTTAAACAACGAATTAATGACAACTACCCTGAATTATTTGAAGCGGGAAGCGAACAACAGTCTGACTATTCAGCAAGTGCAGGATTTGGGAAAAAGTGGGGTTTCTATCAGTCAGTCTATGGAATTGCTAAAGGAGATGTTACCAAGTTTAACACCGTTACAAAACTAAACGTTCACGAGTGCTTATTGTTTTTAGCATTTGAAAAAGAAAAAAACCAAATAGAAGCAAAACTAATAAAACAAAGATGACAGGATTTTACAATTTAACAGACAAAATAAAAGACACTTTAAATGCAGAGCCTTTTGTCAATACAGTTTCTTACGGTAGTCTTGATGATGTAGATTTAAACAAACAAACTATATTTCCTTTATCTCATATCATTGTAAATAACTGCAATGTTTCTAATAACGTAATGACTTTTAACATTAGTGTGTTAGCTATGGATATTGTAGATGAAAGTAAAGAAGAGGTTACAGATGTTTTTGTAGGAAACGATAATGAACAAGATGTTTTAAATACACAACTAGAGGTTATCAATAGACTGGTAAACCTTTTAAAGCGTGGAGACCTATATACAGATAAGTTTCAAGTAGATGGAGAAGTAGGATGTGAACCATTTGTAGATAGATTCGAAAACAAGTTAGCAGGATGGGCAGCTACGTTTGATGTAACAGTACAAAACGATATGACTGTATGCTAACAAAGGGCAAAACATATGAAGCCTTAAATGTATTTAAGAAGTTTGTAATACAACAATCAAGAAGCAGACTTACTAAAAGCAAAAAGAACTATTCAAAGAGTCTATACGATTCTATACAGGGTAATATTGATGTAGGTGCTAATTCTTTTAGTTTAACATTTTTAATGGAGGACTATGGAAAGTTCCAAGACCAAGGAGTTAGTGGAACAGAAAAGAAATATAAAACACCATTCTCTTATAGGACAAAAATGCCACCTATTAAACCACTAGCAGAATGGGCAAAGTCAAAAGGTATAAGATTAAGAGATGACAAAGGAAAGTTTAAAAAAGGTAACTACAACACTATAGGTTTTTTAATATCAAGAAGCATATTCAGAAAAGGTATTAAACCATCTTTGTTTTTTACTAAACCATTTGAACAAGGATTTAAGAAACTACCAGATGAATTAATAAAAGCATACGGATTAGATGTTGAAGAATTTTTAAAATATACAATTAAACAACAAAGATAATGAGTACAAAAATAAATGTAAGAAGTCCTTTTTATTTAAACCTTACAGAACCAGTTCAAACGCTAGGATTGTTTACCTGTTCTACAGCAGGATTATCTAACTTTTCTGTAAATAGTTCTGGTTTAATAACAAACCCTTTACTATTAAAAGGTAATATAATAGGTCAAACAGAAACTCAATTTTCTGCAAATACAAGTGGTAGTCCAATATCAAGAAGTGTTACCTATACAATATCTATTCCTGCAGGATATACTAATACAAATGAATCTACAATAGATTGTGTTCAAACATTTGAACAACCTACACAAACACCACAAGAAGACCCAGCGTCTAATGATAACTGTCCTACCTTTTCGGGTACGATTCCAGACTCTACTGGTTCTAGTGCAACTGTAACACTATCTACTTATTTTACTTCGGGAGCAGATGCAGATATAAGTTCTTATGAGATTTTACATACACCAGTAGGTACATCAATACAAACTGTCTTGTCAGGTACAGCACCTAACCAAACTTTAACTATTTCTAGTAGTACAGATTGTGATACAGTTGATTTAGTTGTAAGAGCGTTTAACGGTTCTGATTCTTGTACTGCAATATCAAACACTTTTAGCCATTCAACAGGTAATTGTGTAGCTTATGATTGTAACGATGCAAATGTAACAGGTGGTAATATAGAACAAGATGGAACTGTACACAAAGGCACTTGGACACTAGGAACTTTAAATGCAGTAATATATAACGCAACTGATATAACAACCTCTTTAAATGTAGGTGCAAATAATACAGGGTCAGCCGTAAATAAAACAATTACATATAGATTTAATATTCCTAACGGTTACAGCAATACAGGTACTTTTGATTGTGATGTAGTTTATTCACAACCTGCTGCTATTGTAGTTCCAACATTTTCTTGTTCAGATATACAGCCAAGTGGAGGGTTTATTTCAGAATCTGGAAACATAGCACCACCAACATTAGGTTCAGGTACATTAGTAAGCTGGACACCACAACAATTTGCACAAGTATCTGTTAATACTCCAAGGTCAATTTATTTAACGGTAACACCACCTGCATCTGGTTATACTAATTCGGGTGGGGCTGACATAACAAATTGCGAATATATTTTAACACAACCTGCAACGTTTTTAGATTGTGGTAACACTTCATTTTACTTTGCAAATACAGGATTTGATAGACCAGAGGATTTTTGTAAAAATGGAATTACCACAAGTTACGGTTCTATATTACAGGCTTTAAGTAACGTATCCTCTTTTGAAGACTTAAAAACTACAGTAGGTAATACTTTTTGTTATAGACTATCTGGTTTTAATGGACGTAATAAATATTATGTTTTTTCCGAAACACCTGCCTTTGTGAGTAATCAAAATAATTTCTATTTATTAAAGATAGATGACTACGGTACTGTACAAGAAGTTGTTTTGTGGAATTGTTCGGGAGGTGCAGATGGTTCTGGAGGTAGAGTAGCATAATAAAAAAAATAAAAAATGGCACTAAAAAAAATAGGTTTAAAGTTATATGTATATAATGGAATTGTAGGTTCTTATACTTCTTCTGATTTAAAATATCAAATTGAAAAGGATAGGATTTCAAGTCAAGATAATATAGTAGTTGAGATTTCTCAATTAATAAAAGACTATATAGTAAATGATTTTAACAATGATTATTCCTGTAATGCTAAATGGGTTTCAGTAGTTGTAGATTATTACGATGAAGATACAGGTGCAATATATGAAAGCAATGGAACGCAAATATTTAATTATTTATCGTTTGATGGCTATGGACATTTTGAAGAAGAAATAAATCCACAGTTAAGTACTAACTTACTACAAACTTCTGATAATATATATTTACCCGAAGATGTTACAGGTAAACTACCAATATTCGCAGAGGGAGTTGGGAAAGTAACAATAGACTCAACAGATACACAAATAACAGATAACGGTAATAGTAATCAAAAAATTCAATATATATCTATTCCTGCTAATAGTGATACTATCACGGTTTATGATACAGATGACACTACTTTACTAAGAACTGTTAAAGTAAATAATATATGTGAGCCTAAATTTACTCCGTATAAAGTTACCTTTGTAAATAAACTTGGAGCATATCAAGATATATATTTCTTTAAGAAAACTACCGAAAGTTTTGACGTAACAGATAAGACCTACAAAAGAAATAACATACAGACCTCAACAGTTACCTATTCAACAAACAGCGGTCAAAGACAACGTTATAACATAAACGGTAAAACTAAAATTACTTTAAATACTGGTTATGTAAAAGAAGATTTCAATAGTGCATTAGAAGAACTATTCCTATCAGAAAACGCTTGGATTAGATGGGAGGGTAAAACATTACCTGTTATCATTACGAGTAAAAATATGACACTTAAAACGGTTTTAAATGATAAGTTGATAGATTATACAATAGGTTTTGAATTTGCTTTTAACAAGATAAACAATGTACGTTAATGATTGCATTACAATTATATATAGAGGGTCAAGAAGTAGAGTTACACGATAACGAAAGCGTTGTACTTAAACAAAGCATACAAGATGTTAAAAGTTTGGATAAGGTATTTACAGACTTTACTAGAACATTTAACGTACCTGCTTCAACTGTAAACAACAAACTGTTTAAACATTTCTATAATTTTAATATAAAAGGGTTTGATGCAAGACATAAACAAGATGCTACACTAACGATAAACTACAAACCATTTAAAACTGGTAAGATAAAGTTAGAAGGAGTACAGATGCAGGATAACAGACCTGTAAATTATAGAATAACATTCTACGGTAGCTTAGTATCATTAAAAGATATATTTGGAACTGATAAAATTAGCTCATTAAATCCATTAAGTTTAAGTATTGACTATTCAGCAATAAACATTTCTAACTTATTACAAAACGGACAAGACTATAGTGTAAATGGAGAAAACATTTTAGATGCCTTTATAGTGCCTTTAATTACTCACACCGATAGATTATATTACAATAGTTCTGAAGATGTAGCAGGGACGTTTAATTTAAGCCCTACAAGTACATCAAAAGGAGTTGTATATAACCAATTAAAACCAGCTGTAAAAGTTTACGCTATTATAAGAGCTATCGAGTTTAAATATGGTATTAAGTTTAGCAATGACTTTTTTAGTTTAGATAACGATGCAATTAAGGATTTATATCTTTGGTTACACAAAAAGAAAGGTGGGATATTTGATGAAGAAGCAAGAAACACAATACAGGTAAATAACTGGACTAATATCATAAGAACTAACGGAGGTTTAGATACAGGTTCTTTTACTAACGATAGTTTTAAAAATACTTCTATTCCTTTTGATGCAAATAGATATTTATCACTTGAAGTAGCTACTACTGATTCAGATGCAGAATACGAGGTGGTTATTTATTATGATGATGAAATAATACATAGTTCTGAACATACAGGACAAGATTATATTTTAAGGTGGAGTGATGGATTTAAACTACAAACACCGAATAGGAATCAAGAATCTACAAGCATATCTTCTGACAAGGTAAGTGTAAAATTATTAAGTTCTTCTTCTTCTACATTCACAGTCAAAATGAGTGTAAAAGATTCTTATGCAGATGGTAATTATAGAATGATTGAAGCGTTTGCAGAAAATGTAAATACTTCAACTCCCAAAGTAATTGCAACTAATGAGATGCCAGACATAACTGTTATGAATTTCTTAATGGGTTTATTTAAGATGTTTAATCTTACTGCATATTTTGAAGAAGGAGTTATTAAGGTTCTTCCATTAGATGACTTTTACAGTAGTAGTACATCTACTTACGATATTACAGAATATTTAGATAAATCTGATTCAGAAGTAAATTCAGCCTTACCATTTAGTTCAATAAATTTTAGTTACAATGAAGCAAAAAGTTTCTTTGCAGCAAATCATAAACAACAATTTAATCAAGAATGGGGTTCTTTAAAATACACTAATTTAGGTTCTGCACAGGGTTCTACTTATGATGTAAAATTACCGTTTGAGAATCAAAAATTTGAAAGAATAAAAGATAGTGGTTCTAATTTATTTACTACTGTACAATGGGGTTATAGTGTAGATATTAAACAGGACCCGTATATAGGTAAACCATTATTATTTTACGCAATGCGTGAAGATGATAGTGTAGGAGTTTTAAATCCAATATCTTTTTTAGATGGAGTTGGTGGAAATCAATCTACATTAAACGCTTATTATATACCAAGTAATTCAGCAGACCCTTTAACGGACAGTAAAACCTTAAATTTTGGTTCTGAAAAGAATGAGTATTTAAGAACTAATGCAGATAAATCTTTATTTGATACCTACTATAAAAATTACATAGTAGATACTTTTTCAGAAAACAGAAGGATTAGTAAGTTTAAAGCATACCTACCTTTAAAAGTGATTTCAAATTTAAAGCTACAAGATAGGATTATTGTATTTAATAATTTATATAAAATAAATACTATAAGTACAAACTTTGAAAATGGACTTTCTTCTTTAGAATTAATTAATGAGGTTAGTGAGTTTACAGTTTCTGCAGTAGCAAACCAAAAAGATGAAGCACGAACTATTGATAATTCAACTGTTACTGCTGACACTACCGAAGTAAGGGCAGATAACGGATTACAAAGAATATAAAAACGTATGATTGAAAATATAATACAAATGTTAGAGATAGCAAAAAGAGAAAAAGAGATAGGAGAACTTACTCATATAGCATTAGGTAAAAACAAACTACCTGAAACATTTAAAGAGGGTTATAAAATATTAAAACTAGAATTATGCCGATTATAAAAGAAGTTGTTGTAGAAGTAAATGCAAACGCTGCAAAGAAAGACTTAGAATCACTAGACAAGGGTTTACAAAATGTAGATGAAGGAGTTAAAGATATTGGGGAAACGTCAAAAGAAACTAAAAAAGAGATTAGTGCATTTGGCGGTGCAATGGATAAACTAACTGGTGGTGGTTATACAGGTTTAATGAATATGGTTAAGGCTATTAAAACTGGTAATATCAGTTTGAAAGCTATGAAAACTGCATTAATTGCTACTGGTATTGGTGCTTTCGTTGTTGCTGTAGGAACTTTAGCCGCAAACTTTAATAATAGTGAAGAAGGAGCAAATAAATTAAATAAAATACTTTCTCAAATTGGAGTTGTTGCTGGGAATGTTACTGATATAATTTACAGTTTAAGTCAAAGTGTATTTTCTTTATTAACTGGTAATCTTGAAGATGCAGCTAAATCTTTTGAAGAAGCTACAAACCGAATGAAAAACTTCGGAGAAGAAACCAAAAAAGAAATAGCACTACAAGGAGAACTAGCTGACAAACAAGCTGAGTTAACTAAAATAGAAAGACAGTTAACTGTAGAAAGAGCAGAAGCAAATAGAAAAAGAGCTGACCTTTTGGAAAAGGCTGCAGATAGAGAAACATATACAGCTACACAACGAATAGAATTTTTAAAAGAAGCAGGAAGATTAGAAGAAGAAATAACAGACAAAGAAATTGAAGCTGCAAAACTAAGACTCGAAATAAAAGAACAATCAAACACGTTAAGTGAAAGTTCATCAGAGGACCTGGCAGAAGAAGCAAATTTAAAAGCAGAGTTAATTAACCTAGACACTCAAAGACTAACGAAACAAAAAGAAGTAACAAGTCAAATAATTGGTGCTATAAATGAAGAAAAGGCTGCAAGTAAAGCATTAGCAGACCAAAGAAAAGCAGAAATTAATGAGTTTCAATCACAAAGGGAGTCTTTAGATAAAATATTAAGCAATAGTTTAGGTAAACAAGAACAAGCTACTATAAAGACTATTGATGTAACATCTGCTTTAAAAACCGAACAGGCTAAAAAAGAAATAAAAACAGACAAATTAACTTCAGACCAAAAGTTAGATTTAGCTTCTAGTACTTTAGGAAGTATCTCTGGGCTTCTTGGAGAAAGTAGTGATGCAGGTAAAGCAGCAGCTGTAGCACAGGCAACAATAGAAACCTACAAAGGTGCTCAATCTGCGTTTAGTTCATTGGCTGGTATTCCGATTGTTGGTCCTGCATTAGGTGCTATAGCAGCAGCCTCAGCAATTAGCTCTGGTATTGCAACAGTAAAACAAATTACGTCTACTAAAACACCAGGCGGAAAAGGTGGAGGTGGTTCTAGTATTTCTGCACCAAGTAGAGTAGTATCTTCGCCTGTACCACCGTCTTTTAATGTTGTTGGAGCATCTGAAACAAACCAATTAGCACAATCTATAGGACAAGAAGAAAAACAACCTGTAAAAGCCTTTGTAGTAACAAACGAAGTAAGCAATGCACAAGCATTAGAAAGAAATATAGTGGAATCGGCTTCTATAGGATAATTAACAAAAACACTAAAAAAGTATTGTATTAATATGGATATAATAGAATTATTTATAGATGAAAACGATGACGTTTCTGGAATAGAAGCAGTATCGATAGTAGAAAATCCAGCAATCGAAGAAGACTTTGTTGCATTAAAAACTGAACAAGTTAAATTTGCAGAAGTGAACAAAGAAAAGCGTATTCTTATGGGTGCTGCTCTAGTTCCTAATAAACCTATTTACAGACGTAATGAAGATAAAGAATATTATATCTATTTCTCAAAAGATACTGTAAGGAAAGCATCTGAATTATTTTTTATACGTGGTAATCAAAACAACTCAACATTAGAACACAATGTACCTTTAACTGGTTTAAGTGCAGTTGAAAGTTGGATAGTAGAGGACAAAGAAAATGACAAGTCTAATTTTTACGGTTTAGATTTACCTGTAGGAACTTGGATGTTATCAATGAAAGTTTTAAATGACGATGTTTGGAACGATTACGTTAAAACAGGAAAAGTAAAAGGATTTAGTATTGAAGGCTACTTTGCAGATAAATTAGAAAGACCTAATGAGTCTAACGAATTATCTAAAATAGAAGAAGAAGAAGGACAGTACATAACACAGCAACTTACAGCAATTTTAAACGGAGAAGATTACGATTTAGAAAGTTATTCAGATTATCCAGACTCAGTTAAAAACAATGCTAAACGTGGTATTGAATTAAATGAAAAAGTAGACAATAAATGTGCTACACAAGTTGGAAAAATAAGAGCACAACAATTAGCAAAAGGAAAACCAATAACAGTAGAAACCATTAAAAGAATGTTTAGCTATTTAAGTAGAGCAGAGGTTTATTACGAAAAAGGAGATACTGAAAGTTGTGGATATATATCTTATTTACTATGGGGTGGTAAAAGTGCTAAATCTTGGGCTGAATCAAAACTAAAAAGTTTAGAGAATGAGTAAAATACCAAGCCCACAAAATAACAAACGTGCCTGTTTATGTAAAAATGGAAAGTATTCACGGAAATGTTGTGATGGTAGCTTTCAAGCACAAGGAATAGGAAGTATTACAAAAGAGATTTTAACTGGAGTTTGGTATGGATATAACGTTACAGCTTGTTCTAACCAACATACACATCACGTTCATATACACGACACCCAATTAACTGTAGGTAAAACGTATTATTTAAGATTAGAAAATAATCACAACGAGTGTTATACTATTGATAGTACTTCACACGCAGAAGGAATACACGTTAATAGTGCATCAGTACAATACGATGACTGTGCAGATTGTGAATCAGCAAACTAAAAATGTAACAAAACTATAAATAATTAATTATATATATATGAAAGCGACAGAAATTTTAAACAAAGCAAAAGAACTACTTTCGATTGAATCGGAAGAGGTTCAATTAGCACAGGCTACTTTAGAGAATGGAACTGTTATCGAGGCGGACGAGTTTGCTGAAGGTAAAGAAGTATTTATTGTAACTGAAGATGAGCGTGTAGCACTACCAGTAGGAGACTATAAATTAGAAGATGGTCAAGTACTTGTTGTAGAAGAAGAAGGAATCATTGCATCTATTGGAGCAGAAGAAGAAGCACCAGCAGAAGAAGCATCTGTAGAGGAAGAAGTAGAAGCAGCCGAAGAAGAAAAAGAAGAAATGGCTTACGCTACTAAAGAAGACCTTGCAGAGGTTAAATCTATGATTGATGAAATCAAAGCAATGATTGACAAGAAAGATGAATTATCAGTTGAAGAAACTGTGGAAAATATTGTTGAGGAGGTAAAGGAAGAACTTTCAGAAGTTGAAAAAGTAAACCACAACCCCGAAGCGGAAGCGAATAAAGAACTAAATCTTTACGCTCAAAAAAGAAGTGCAACTACATTAGATAGAGTACTAGCAAAAATGAATAAATTTAATAAATAATAAAAATGGCAACAACTACAAGTATAACTACGACTTACGCTGGAGAATCAGCAGGTCAAATCATTTCAGCTGCTTTATTAAGCGGTAACACTATTGAAAATGGTGGGATTACAGTAAAACCAAATGTAAAATTTAAAGAAGTAATTAAGAAATTATCTACTGATGCAATCGTTAAAGATGCAGGATGTGATTTCGACCCGACTTCTACAATTACTTTGGTAGAGCGTATTCTTGAGCCAGAATTTCAACAAGTAAACTTACAACTTTGTAAGAAAGACTTTGTTTCTGACTGGGAGGCAATGACTATGGGATTATCTGCTCATCACGATTTACCACCAGCACTAGCTGATTACTTAATTGCACACGTATCTGCAAAAGTAGCACAAAAAACAGAGCAATCTATTTGGGGTGGAGATACTGCAACTAACGGACAATTTAACGGTTTAACAACTTTACTAGCTTTAGATGCAGGTTTACCAGCAGCACAAGAAATTGCAGGAGCAACTGTAACAGCTTCTAACGTAATTGCTGAACTAGGAAAAATCGTTGATGCTATTCCTTCTACACTTTACGGAAGCGAAGATTTACATATTTATGTATCTCAAAACATCTACCGTGCTTATTCAAGAGCATTAGGAGGATTCGGAGCATCTGGTTTAGGAGCTAACGGTTACGATGGAAAAGGAACTAACCAAGATATTTCTCCAGTTTACTTTGATGGAGTAAAATTATTTATGGCTAACGGACTTGCAGACAATACTGCAGTAGCGGCTGAAAAATCTAACATCTTCTTTGGAACAGGTTTATTATCTGACCAAAACGAAGTAAAGGTTTTAGATATGGCTGACCTTGATGGTTCTGACAATGTACGTATCGTAATGAGATTCTCTGCAGGAGTACAGTACGGAGTTGTAGAAGATATCGTAACTTACGGTATTACTAACTCTGCAAACTAAGAATAATAATTAATCTTAAAGGGGTGGGTAAGCCAATGTGCCTATCCACCCTTTTTTAATACAAAAAAACTATGGCTTGTGATTTAACTAGAGGTAGAAAAGAACCTTGCAAAGATGTAGTTGGTGGTTTAAAAGCGGTTTATTTTACAGACTTTGGAGACTTAGGAACTGTAACCAAAACGGACGACCAAATTACAGACCTTTCAGGAACTTTTACTGCTTATAAATATGAATTAAAAGGTGGTTCTTCATTTGAACAATCTATAACAAGTTCTCGTGAAAACGGAACTACTTACTTTGAGCAAACTTTAAATTTAACTTTAAAGAAACTATCAAAAGAAGATAACAAAGAAATTAAGTTATTAGCTTATGGCAGACCGCACATTGCAGTTGAGGACTATAACGGAAACGTTTTCGTAATGGGACTAGAACACGGTGCAGAAGTAACTGGTGGAACTATTGTTACAGGTGGAGCAATGGCTGACCTATCTGGATATACATTGACATTTAGTGCTTCTGAATTGCAACCTGCAAACTTTGTAGATGCACCAACAGCAGCTGACCCTTACGCTGGTATGGGTAGTGCTACTGTAACAGTAACAGAAGGTTCTAATTCTTAATAGAAATATTACTTTATAATTAAGGGGGCTTTATTGCCCCTTTTTTTATGCTTTGTATTTAACAAAACAAAAGTTTTTTTATTGTATATATATGATTATACTACAAAAAATAGATAGCAATCAAACTTTTAGTTTTATACCACGTTCTTATATAAACGGAACTACATATACGGTTATAATTAAAAACGAAACAACAAACAAGGAAGTGTATAATGATACTACTACTTCTTTTGCAGAGGTAGATTATTATTATCAATATACAGACACGTTTACACTACTAGAAGATACAACTTACAACCTTGAAATTAAAGAGGGAAATAATGTTATTTTTAAAGATAAAATATTTTGTACTAATCAAACGGTTTCTGCTTATAGCGTAAATAATACGGAATATACAGAGCATAACCAAGACAATGAATTTATAGTATTATAATGGCAAGAAACAATAATAATAAACAAGGCGGTTTGCATATAGTAAATTTATCTACTTACAATAGACCTAGAGTCTCAGAAGATAAACGTAAAGAGTGGGTAAACTATGGAGACGATAATAACTATTACAACTACTTAATAGACCTTTATACAAACTCTACTACAAACAACGCAATTATAAACGGAATCAGTAATATGATTTACGGAAAAGGTTTAGATGCTTTAGATAGTAGTTCTAAAACTGATGAATATGCTGCTTTACGTTCTATGTTTAAAAACGATTGTTTAAAGAAAGTTTCTTTAGATTTAAAATTACTTGGAGAAGCATCATTTCAAGTATTATACAAAGACGGTAAAGTAGTAAGAAGTGAACACTTTCCAAGACAAACTTTAAGAGCTGAAAAATGCAATGAAGAAGGAGATATTGAAGCATATTATTATTTTCACGATTGGGCAAATATAAAGCCTAACGATAAACCTAAAAGAATTGCTTCATTTGGTTTTGGTAACGGAAAAGAACCCGAAATAAAAATCATTAAAAAATACGTTTCTGGTTTTGACTACTACTGTCCTGTAGATTATCAAGGTGCATTAGCTTATGCAGAATTAGAAAGTGAAGTATCTGACTATCTAATAAACGATGTACAAAACGGATTTAGTGGTACTAAAGTAGTAAACTTCAATAACGGTATTCCAGATTCAGAACAACAGTTAAGCATTAAGAACGATGTAATGCACAAACTAACTGGTGCAAGAGGGGAAAAAGTAATTATAGCTTTTAACAACAATGCTGAAAGTAAAACTACAATAGATGATGTTCCTTTAAACGATGCACCTGCGCACTACGAATATTTGTCTACTGAATGTGCAAATAAGTTGATGGTATCACATCGAGTTACATCTCCTTTACTTTTAGGAATAAGAACAGGAAATAGTGGATTAGGAAATAATGCAGATGAAATTAGAACAGCTTCTTTATTATTTCAAAACATTACTATAAGACCTTACCAAGATTTAATCATTGACTCTATTGACCAAATACTAGCAGTAAATGGTATTAGTTTAAAACTGTATTTTAAGACCCTACAGCCGCTTGAATTTATAGAAACTGATAATGCCATTACAGATGAAGCTAGGGAGGAAGAAACAGGTGTTAAATTGGCTAAGGAAGAGTCTTTTGATGACAAAGAGATGTTTGATTTACTAAATGAGTTTGGAGAAGAAGAAAATCTTGACGAATGGGAATTAGTTGACGAACGAGAAGTAGACTACGACCAAGAAGAAGCACTTGACAAAATGATAGGTTTAGCTTCAACAGGTTCAGCTTTACCGAACACAAAATCTAAACAAGATAAAAAAGTAAACGGAGTACAATTTAAAGTAAGATACAAATATAGTCCTAGTTCAACTTCTGCTAATAGTAGAGAATTTTGCAAGTTAATGGTAAAAGCAAATAAACTTTACAGAAAAGAAGATATTATAAAAATGAGCGAAAGACCTGTAAATAAAGGATGGGGATTAGCAGGTGCTGACACTTATTCTATTTGGTTATATAAAGGCGGAGGTGGATGTCATCATAAATGGCTGAGACAAACCTTTCGTGGTAAAACAGAGGGAGATTTAAAAAACCAAGACCCTAATATATCGACTGGTAAAGCAAGAAAAGAAGGATTCAATCCTGTAAATGAAAAAGAGGTTTCAATGAAGCCAAAGGATATGCCTAATCAAGGATTCGTAAATAAATAAGAAATGGCAGAAGCACTATTAATAACAGGAAAAGATGTAGTTAAGTTTACTGCTATGAACGGAAATGTTGATACAGATAAATTTATTCAGTACGTTAAAATAGCACAAGATAAACACATTCAAAACTATTTAGGTACAGATTTATTTAGAGCAATACAGTCTAAAATAATAGGAAACACTTTAACAGGAGACTATTTAACATTAGTAAACGATAAAATAAAACCTGCATTAATTCATTGGGCTATGGTGGAGTTTTTACCATTTGCAGCATATAATATAGCAAACAAAGGTGTATTTAAACAAAGTTCCGAAAACTCAGAAAATGCTTCTAAAGAAGAAGTAGATTACTTGTTGGAAAAAGAAAGAGATACAGCACAATATTATACTGATAGATTAATAGACCATTTAAGTTTTAATAATTCTTTATATCCAGAGTACAATTCAAATACAAACGATGATGTACATCCAGATAGAGATTCTAATTTTAGTGGATGGGTACTATAAAAAACAAATACAAACCAAAAAAAGATAATGTAGTTAAATTGACTAAATATCTTGAAAAAATAAATAAATCATTATATAAGTATGTCAAATAGCATAGGTTGGGGTCAAATATATTGTTTTACAGAATTTGGAGATGAGGACAATACAATAGCAGAATCAATACCTGCTTTAACTTCTCCTTTATGTTTTTTAGGTTCAATAGTAGCGGGTCAAATAGAAACATTAGCATTAACAGTAGATAGTTTAATATATAAATCAGATAGTCTTACATTAACAGCAGACTTTTCATTAGTTTAAAAATATGGCAAAACAAACAGTAAATATAGGTGGTGTAGCAAACGATGGTACAGGAGACCCGTTAAGAACTGCCTTTGACAAATTAAATAATAACTTCGATGAGGTTTACGGTAATAATTTTGTTACAACAAACCAAATAGCAGATGATGCAGTAACAACTGAAAAATTAGCTGATTCAATTAATACAGAAATCACAGCAAATACTGCAAAAATAACAAACGCAACCCATACAGGAGACGTAACAGGTTCTACTGCTTTAACTATAGCAAACGATGTAATCACAAACGCAAAGTTAGGAAGTGAATTTACTACTAGCGCATCTATTTCAGCTTCTGATGTAGATTTTAGTTCAGCATCAGTATTTACTAAAACACTTTCAGCAAACACTACATTAACGTTTTCTAACGTGGAAACAGGAATGGTTAAAACTTTAGTTATAAGTGGAGATTTTTCTCTTACTTTTCCTAGTGGAGTTAAGACATTAAACGGAACTTATTCGGGTACAGCAACTAATGTAATTCAATTAATATCAACTAACGGTAGTACTGAAATTTTTGCTACTATCTCAAATTACACAGCATAATGAAAGCAAGATTAGAAGCAGGTAAAATAGTAAAATACTCACAAATACCAGACACGTTATTTGAGTCAGGTAGAACAATTACGAACGCAAAGAGATTAACAGCAGATGAACTAGAATCTCTAGATTTCTTTGATGTAATAGAACCAAGTTACGACCCTGTAACAGAAGTTCTCTATAACCTACACTTTGATAACGCTTATTCCTATACTGATATTGATGGAAACGAAGCTACAAAAGAAGTATTTACCTACGATAAGAAAACGAAGGTAATTTCTGAAACAGTATCGGAACTTAAAACAAAGCGTATAGAGGAGCTTAAAAAAGTTGCCTATGATAAACTATCCTCTACTGACTGGTATGCTATTAGAAAGGCTGAAAAAGGTACTGATATACCTTCTGACGTAGTAACAGAACGTGATGGTATAAGAACAAGTGTAACAACTAAAGAAGGCGAAATAAACGCACTTACTACAAAGGCTTCTATTTTGAAGTACGATATTAACTTTTAAATCCCTTATATGGCGATTAACGAAAGACTTATAGATACAGAGGTTGCAGCAGCAGGAAACGGTGGAGCAGGAACTGGGAATCAAGAAGAAGGATTAATACTTCATTTAGATGCTAATGATGTAGATAGCTACGATGGAGACGGTTCAGAGTGGATTGACATAACTAACCACGAATATACACCTGCTACAAACGTTTCAGAACATTTTAATACTGTTTTATATACTGGTAACGGAACATCAAACTCCTCAGAACAAAATGTTACAGGAGTAGGATTTCAACCAGATTTAGTTTGGATAAAAAATAGAGGAGAAACCAGA